GTCGTTTACGTCAAAGTAATTGCTGCCGGTATAGCTGCATTCCGCAGAGCGATAGACCCACTGGCAACGGGTAACGCATTGCCGCTTAGGCGCTCGAACACCAGCCAGGTCAAACACGCTGGCAAGCTCAAACTCAATCAGGTCGCGGGTTTCGGCTGATTTGCGATCGACGTAGTAAATCTCGCGTGGGAACTCGGCGTAGGGGTCCGGGTTTTGCGTGACCACTTCCTGCCGGAACTCGCCGCCGTCCTCAAGCAGCAACGTGAAGCCGTCCTCAAGCAGTAAAGCGTCTACGCCTGCAAAGTTTGCGTTATCGATGTATCGCCCAAGGGTGCGGATACGCGTGACCTTTGCCCCCTCCAGTCCATCAGGCAACGTCAGGATTAGTGCAGTCAGCGTGCCTAAGACATTGGAAGCCCGTAAGGTCGGGCGCGGCAGGCTTCCTTGTCCGTTCCACTCAAAGCCATCAGCCTCAATCGGAAGGGGTTGATACTCCTGCCCGTTCCAGATGATGTCCGACAGAATTTCGTTGACGCCAGCGTGGAAGTAGTAGGTCTGGTTGACGCCATGCTGGGCGGCGTTTAGCTCAAGCTGGAATAGCTCGATAATCGCACCAGGGGCAATGCCTTGCAGTGCTGCTGTTAAGTCAGCTTCGCTGTCGCTGATTACATAACCAGCGTCCCAGTAGCCGGTTACGACGTAAGCCATGCGTTATGCGGTCACTGCTTTGATGACGGCAAAACCAATCACGATTGACTCGGACAATGACCCGCTGGTGACATTGCGGACGCTGATACTCACAGAACCTGCCGCAGGACGAGCATTCAAGGTATAGGCGCCTGCCGTTCCAGTGCTGACGTGGTTGAGCACCAGCAGGTCGGTTGCGGCGATGGTGCTGTTGGTCAGGGTGAAACTGACGGTGGTGTCACCCGCTAAAGCGGCACCGTTCATCTGGATCTGTCCGCACTTCTTGTTCAGCGTTACGCCAGTGCTTTTGCTGCTTGCCTGTACGACCGCACCACCCTCGCCAGCGATGTAACCAGCCTTATCCGTGTTGAGGTTGGTGAAGTTGGAATCCAGCTCGGTGTGGGTGAGTGGACTGCCCTTACCGGCGCGTGTGACGATGGTGCTCATGGATGGTCTCCTGTATCAGCAGTTTAGGGCTCGAAGACTTGGCGGAAAGTCACGTCAACACGGCTGCGCTGGAAATCGAAAAGCTCGCGGGTCCAGCTGGGGCAGATCCACTTGTACGACGTGCTGCTGTCCGGTGGGGTCCAGTTAAAACTTGTGGAGTCGGCGGCGCGGGCGTCGAGGAAGGCTTCAATGATGTCCGCGTCTTCATCCGAGACATTAAACGAGAGCGTCCATTCTTTGGGGTTTTGATTCAATCCGAAGGTGACACGTTGTTGGTAGCCGTCACCAAACTGTGCGGTGCGAGTGCGTGGTTCGGATTTTTTATTTGCCGAGTAGGTCGGCTTGTAGCTGGGGAAGGTAGCCATTATGCAAGCAAGCCTCCAGGACGCTTTTGTTTGATTAGTTCCTGCTGGACCGCAGCAGAGATGACGCGACCCAGCTGGTTGCCGGTTTGGTCGTTGCCTTGAACACTGGTGCCTTTTGCATCCACATTAACGACCACGCTCATATTGTCACCGCCCATCTTGTTGTTGGGGACGATGGTGCCAGAGCGTCCGGGCACGAATAGCTCGGGGCCGCGTTCGCCAACGATGTAGGGGGAACCAGCGGATACTGGACCGCCCTCCGCTCTGTACTTCAAGACTGATGCGTTGAACTGGTTGACAGAGTCCGATTTGACGCCAGCACTGCTTCCCGGAAAAAGCGACAACGCAGTGTTTAGTATTGTCATCCGAATCCATTCGGCAATGATCTGCGCAGCCATGTCCAAAAAGCGATCAGCAACGCTTTGGAAGAAGTTGGCAAGAGCTTCCTGGGCAGTCATTGCTCCGGAAATAACGCCTTTAAAAGAGTCGGCAAAAGCTGTGCCTATGGCGTCGGCTCCTGTAACTATTTGATTTACAGGATCTATAAGATTGTTTAGGTTGCCTTGAATTTCAGTAATGCGTTCTTGGAGACGCACAGCAGGTTCCGCTTGCTGCTTTGCCAGCTCGACGCCTCTTTCCCTGGCTTCGTTTAAACGCTCTTGTCTGTCTTTAAGTGCGTTTAATAGATCTATCTCTACTTTATCAAGACCCACGGCTTCTTTTTTAATTTCTAGTGCCTCTATTTCAGATTTAAGTAGAGCTTTTACTGGTTCGTGTAGTGTTTCAATTTGTGTAAGCTGTTCTGCCAGCGCTGTTATAGTTCCGTTTTTAATTTCGGCAGTGTACAAACGCTGGTAACGGACTTGATCGGTCTGACCTTTAATAATTCTGCCTAGGGATGAAGCAGCAAGCTCGTCTAAATCTGCGAGCAGTTTCAGACGGGCTGCCTCTTCAGCACTAGCTAAAGCTTGCGTATTTTCAAGTTCCAAATAAGCTGCGATTCGGCGTTGCAGCGATACATTTGCTTTATCTACAGCCTCCGTGTCCATTGACAGGGCGGGCAGTGCCCTCATTTGCGGAAGAGCCCCTGGAATATTAAATAGTGTCCCGGCTTCTTTTTTGGCTTGCGCTTCAGAAGTAGCTTTAAGAGCTTGAACAAGCCCGTCTTTAACTGTTTTATAGTATGTTTCTTGCTCTTTAGTAAGGTTGGTTTGCGTAAGAGCGGCGTCTGCTTGCGCATATAGTTGCAGAGTTTGGCTGCGTACAACAGCTAATTCTGCGCTAACAAGTTCTGCACGACGCTGGTAATTTAAACGTCCGACAGCTTCGTTTTGTCGATTGATTTCTTCGTTTATGCGGGCAATGCGTACAGCGTTATCGTAATTTGTTCTTTGGATAGTTTTGGCAATATCAAGTTTGTACCGCTCGTTTTCTACATCTAGTCGTAGCATTTCAAGTTTAAACTGCCGTTCTTTATTGGCAGCTTCATTATCTATCTCTTCGCGTCGTATCCTGTATTCTTCGATGGCCGTCATTAAATTGGTTTCAATATCTGCTCCGGGTGTTGCATTTAGTTGCTGCCCGCGCAGGGCGTTGCGAGAAATTTCAATGCGGATTTGAGCCTGCCTTTCAAGCAGCTCAAGTTCTTTCTGTAAAGCTTGTACTTGTGTGTCAAAAGCCTTGCGTTGGAGCTGTTCGGTAAGATCGTATTGCTGACGGGTAAGCGCCAATACCATATCCGTGTATTGCTCTGCGTACTCACGTTTTTTGTTGTTTAGATCTCGCTCTAAATCTGCTAATTCTGTGTAAAGAGTCTCGGCTGTTTTAAGTTGTGCAGCAATTTGTTCGTTGCTTAATTTAATTTGAGCAGGAGCTGTCGGGCTCTTTGGTACGGGACCTCCCAATAGTCCGCTGCGACCAACATAAGTGCCTGGTGTGTTTATGCCCGTTTTTTCCTTTGGCCCTTGCAGCACTGCTGCAAGTAGTCGTACAGCTGCAGTAAGAGGTCCGGCTACAACGTCTTGCAAAACAAGGGAAAATTCTGCCCATGCTCTACTTAATTTTTCGGTTTCTGTACCTAACTTCTGGAGATTATTTATGCCGTTCACTCCAATAATTTCATTAAGTCGTTTTTGAGCGATACTTGCGGCTAAGGAATACCGCCCGTACTCCTCCAGTTGTTTGGTTATAAATTCTTGTTGTTCCGATTGGAACAGGGCTTTTTCGCCCATATAGGTGATTGCACTATCTAACTTACGGATTGATGTACCCGCTTCTATTGCCGCTACACCGAATTTGTCCAGTGCCTGACCTAAGGCGCTTAAACCGATTTGTGCGGCAAAAGCCAAAGGACCTGGCGCAAAACCGCCAAGTGCTCCACCAAGCACTGCGCCAGGGCCGCCACCAAACAACAACGGGAAGCCTGCGCCTAATACAACGTTGGCTGCAGTTTTTGCGCCTTGCCCAACTTGCGGCTGTTGCGTACCCGCACTTTTTCCGCCTCCAGTGCCTTTTCCAGTCGCAGGAGCCTGTGTTTTGGCTATAGCTTTGCGTAGCAGCAACTCGTTACGCAGCCCATTAAGAAGTAGGTCTAAGTAGTCAAGCTTTTTCTTGTCTAAATCTGTGCTGGTGTCTTTGACGGCTAAAATTGCCCTATCAATTTCTGCAAGATCACTAGATATAGTGATGCCTTTACTTTTGTATTGAATTATTTTTTGTTCAAGAATTGCCGCTGATGTGGTGAGATTATTTAGCCGTTTTCTAAGATCAATACTGGCGCCTAACTGTTTAGTCGCTTGTGTAGCTGTTTCGGCGCTACTAACCGCTTGTAGTGCTGCTGGTGATCCAGGTACGGGCGGCTGTCCAAACGGGCGTTTACCGGTAACACTTTCTGCAGCTCCAGCCGTCATTGACGTGGGGCGCATTAAAGCTTCTGCAGCTCTGTTTTTGCGCTCGTATGCGATTCGTTGATTACGCAGTTCTGTCGTCAGCCGTTTGGCTACATCCAGCTCTCCACGGGCAAGTGCGTCACTGGCCTGCGCAAGTCTGTTTTGAAGATCATCTGCTTGATTTTGGCTTAACTTGGCTTGGACAATTTGCTGACCTGTTAAAAGCTGTTTGTACTCCAGGTCGGCAATTTGTTTGGCGTAGCGCGAACGCTTCTCATACGCGGCTACAGTATCTAAACGAGTTGCTGGCCCTTGTCCGCCTCCGACTGTCGATACTTGGCCTGCTAATCTTGCACTACCTAGACGTCGTTCTACATCTGCTATAGCCTCTTCAAGAACTCTAAAATCATTAGACCCAATTTTAACGGTACCTAATACACTTTCTAAAGCTGTTTTGTAAAAATTAAGCCCATCAATACTACTAGGTACTGTTTTACCAAGATCTAGTGCGCTTTGCACATTCATGCGGCTAAAATCTGTAGCCACTCCCAGTGCTTTAGCCTGTACGCGCAAAAATTCGTTTGTTACTTTGTTTGCAGCTTGTATAGCTGTAGTGTATTGATTGGTGCCGACTGCAGCGTTGTTGGCAATGCTGTTAAGTGTGTTTAGTTGAGAATTTAAACCCGCTAGGGTTTTAGAGTACATATTTACAGTTCTTTCTTGCCCATCTACTGTGATTTTGAACTGGCGTGCGCCGTCTTTGGCCGCAGCGAAACTAGCTACAAGATTTTCTAGATTCTTTTTTAGCTGTCGTGTTTGAGTGCTGCCGACCGACTGGTCAAATATATTTCTTTGAGCACTGATGCCGTTAAAAAGAGTTTGAATTTTTCGCGCGCTGCTTTCTAGCTGCTCTAAGGCGTTTTGGCCTTTTACGCTTACCTCAATTACGGCACCGTAGGAGGCCACAGCTTTACACAGTCCTGTTGCAGCTCATTGTAAGAGCAAAAAAGCCGCCGGGGTTAGCGGCGGCGTTTGGCCTTTTCGATTTCCTTCTGCTGATCCTCGTTCAGGATCGAGAAGTAGGCGCTCCAGCCAAGGAGTTCTT